GACTTGGCATTTGAAACAAACCTACTGTATCTCGATGTTACAAACAGTCGTGTAGGTATTGGTACTTCAGAACCCACAACAGCATTACAAGTAAACGGAACAATCACAGCAACCACAGTCGCAGGTGCTACTGACCTTAACCTATCAGCGGCCACGAATGGTGACATCAACATACCGGCAAACATCGGACTGACGTTCGGCAATGACGGTGAGAAGATAGAAGGCGATGGAACAAACTTAAAAATAGCATCCAGTGGAACAACAACACTTGATAGTGTTGGAAATATTATATTAGATGCCGACTCTGGTGGCACTGTGATAATTGCTGATAATGGAACTTCTTTAATAAAGATGTTTCAATTTGGAAACTTTGTTGCCGTAGAGTCAATGATATCAAACAAAGATTTTCATATAAGAGGAAATGATGGAGGCTCCTACATTGATGCTCTTATTTTTGACATGTCAGAAGCCGGTGCCGCAACATTCAATGCCGGTGTGACTGCTACTACTTTCAGTGGTAGCGGTGCGAGTTTGACAAGTCTAAATGGTTCCAACATAAGCTCAGGTACAATCGCGGCGGCAAGGGTGGCAACACTCAACCAGGACACTTCAGGCAATGCGGCAACTGCCACTGCACTTGAAACTGCAAGGAACATAGCGGGACAGAGTTTCGATGGTACCAGTGCCATAACGATTGCGTCAACCGACCTATCAAACACAAGTGCTATCGCGTTATTAACTGCTTCACAGACATTAACAAACAAAACCCTAACAAATCCAACAATTAATGCATTTAGTGGCACAGGTAATGGTAGTATAACAGGAACTTTAAGTATTGCAAACACAACAACAGATGATTCATTATTGCTTACAACCACTGAGGACTCAAGCACAGCAGGCCCAGTTATCACATTAAAAAGAAACAGTTCAAGTCCTGCAGATGCAGACTATCTTGGACAGATCAAATTCAAAGGTGAGAATGATGCTGACCAAGAAGTAAACTATGCAAAGATTACAGGAAAAATATTGGATGCTTCAGATGGAACAGAAGACGGTATACTAGAATTTTCACACGTCAAAGGTGGATCACAAAATATTTCAGCAAGATTTAGATCTGACTCACTACAACTTTTAAACAGAACCAATTTAAGTGTTGCTGGATCACTAACAGCATCTAGTTTAGCATATCCAACATCAGACGGAAGTGCAGGACAGGTTATAAAAACAGACGGTAGCGGAACTTTAAGTTTTACAACAATATCTACTAATTCTGTATCACAAGGCAACTCAAACGTCACGGTAACAGATTCAGGCACAGGAGCAATAACAATAGCGGCAGATGGCAACACCATAATAACAATGAATGCTACCACGGCATTAGATGTGTCTGCTGTGACCAATGCTATAAGACTGCCAAACGGTACAACAGGACAACGACCATCAGGCTCTGTTGGTATGGTTAGGTACAACAGTAGCACTGACAACATTGAAGGATATACCTCAGCAGGTGGTTGGGCACAACTTGGTGCAACATCTACCACAGCAGAAAACACAAACGATACTGCAACAAGTGAAGCCACTGCAATCAGTACCACTGCCAGTGTAATAGATCAATTTGCCACATCAAGTTTTGACAGTGCATGGTACTTGTCTATAAACAGAGACGAGATCAACAATGAAGTTTCAACAGCCAAATACAGTTTGGTACACAACAATTCAAGTTCATTTGTGGCAACATCACACATCACAAAATCAAACACATCCAACACATACATTACTCCTTCGACAGACATCACAGGTGGTAGTGCAAGACTGCTAGGAACAGGTGGATCTGTTGTTAACTCTGTTTCATCTTACAGAATAGCACTGGGAGACAACACCACAGCAGGAACCACAGGTAGTGTAACAACAGTTATCAACACTGATGTTGATTCGGGTTCAGAAAGTATTGACAGTTGGGCCAAAGGCAGTTACAGAGCGGCCAAGTATTATATTTCAGTTAACAATGCATCAAAGACAGAAGTAACAAGCATGGAAGCATTGGTTGTACACGACGGTACAACAGCATTTATATCAACATACGGAGTTGTCAACACAGGATCAAATGATCTATTGTCATTGACAGCGGCAGTTGATGGTTCAAACATTGTTGTGAGTGCAAGTGGTAACGAACCAAATCTAAGAGTAACATCATATAGAATATTATTAGCAAACGCAGAGTCAGGATCTACAGGTGACAACGTAAATGCAATAGCAGACACAACTGTAAGTTCTACAGCAACAGCAGTTGACACATTTAGTAATTCTGTGTACACAGGTGCTTTCTATGTGTTAACAGGACACAATGCATCAGAAGGATCAACCAGTGCTTCTGAGGTCACAGTTGTATCCAATGAAGATGTACATCTTTCTACTGGTCCTGCAATTTCTAGCAAAGGCACAGATCAATTAACATTCTCTGCAACACAATCAGGATCAACAGTCACAGTAAAAGCGGCATCCACATCAGGTGCAAGTACAACTGTGAACGGTTACAGAGTACACATGTTAAGAGGGTCAGCGGGTGCATCAACGGCAGACACAGTGTTAGTATCCACAACACAAACTATATCAGGTGCAAAAACATTTGCCAATGCTGTTGTGATGATGCCAAACTTACCAACAAGTGATCCAAACAATGCAGGACAACTGTGGAGATCTGGTACAGATTTAAAAATTAGTGTTGGTTAAACAATTAAGTCTAATATAGTCTGTAACTTACCTTTTATACTTTTATTATTCAGTGTATTTTTAAGACCCATGTGCAAATTCTTGGGCCAACATTCAAACGCAGTCCAACAGTATCCTGAATGTTCATCATTCAGTTTAGGAATAAATTCCCCGTCGATGGCTACTAGATATGTGTGAAAGAAAAACTTCTGATCGTTTGACGTAAACATTTCTAGAGGAATTACTTTTTTAAACTTGGGCAAGTCGCCCACTTCCTCTGTGATCTCTCTTTTCAATCCTTCAAATGCTGACTCGGTATATTTGGCTTGTCCACCAACTAACCCCCACATGCCCTGTGTTTTTTTATCAGTTCTTTGTAGGAATAAGAAACGTTTGGTGCCGGTTGAATAAAACAATGCACCTGAACATACTATATTTTTTTCCATGTATTATTATAACAATTATGGAGTAGTGGCGTCAAGGCTTGAATTGTATCCTGGATCTGCTCCACCGTCTAGCACTATGCTCCATTTACCAGCGGCATATACACCTTCATAAGACTTCTTCCATTCAGTTCCGTCCCATCTGTACTGTATACCTGTGTTCAAGTTAGTAACATAATGTTGTGTTGAGTCTGGATCTGAAGCGTCAAAGGCTATGTTCCATTTGCTTGTTGCACTGTTGTACTCTATAATATCACCAACACTTGCTACAAGTGTACCCCAAGTGGTACTTTGAAATGTGTTTGTTGAATCTCCCACATCATTTATAACCAAATATCTATCACCGTTTGCAGGTGTGCCTGGATCAAATGTTGCAGGATTAATAATTTTCTTAACTGCTGTTAGTGTGTTGCTTGGTATTGTGTCCGAATCTGGATTGTATAATAATATTGTGTCGTCTAATGAGGTTGTTGCAATAGTACCAATAATTTCATTGCCATTTGGCTGTGTTAATCTAATCTGTGACGTGCCACTTACTACTTTTCCGTACTGTTCTAACAATGTTTTCCAGTTAACTGCTGGTCCAAATGTTTCAAATGGATCATAGTTGTTTGGCTCATTTGCTCCTGTGTGATATCCATCACCTCCTGATGTTACACTAACACCTGTACTACCTAACAACCTTAATTGATTTCCTGTTACTAATAATCCAAAGTTGTTTGGTGTTATAAAACTTCTTGACGTTAATTCTCCGTCTATTAATCCTTTTGCTATTCCACCGTCATCATCGTATATGCTCATTATAATCTTTTGTATAACACCTAGCTTCTTGACCTTAACAGGCGGTGACAACCAAATAGGCATTGAGAACGTTAATGTTGCAATATCTATCTCTGTGTCTGCACCTACTGGAATTGTTCTACTACTAAAACTTACATTTGTTAACTCAACATAACTTAAACTAGTCCAGTCAATATAATTGTCTGATTTTTGTATTTCAAAATCTGGATTAAACAAATATAATATCTGTTCCATAATTTGTAATTTTTGATCTGTATTTGTTGACCAAATATCAGCCGATACTTCTAACCTAAATGGAGAAGGCATAACTTTTTCAACAGTATACCCAGCACCTAATCTATCGCTGTAACTACCATCTGCTAATACATCTCTTTCTTTTAAATGCTGTTTCTCAATATGATAAGGATTTTGCATTCTTTCTCTGTCGTAATTTAGTTCTCTAACATATGCGGCAATTCTTGGTGCATACTGTAAAGCATTCTCACTGTTGTTTCTAATAATATTTGCAACCTGTCTTGTGGGATCTCCGTACACAACTGGAACAGCTCTTAATTGTACTTCTCCATCTTTTCCTTTTCCTGTTTCCACAGAAAAATTACTCAATATTCTAATAAATTGAGTTAAAAACTTTCTAACCTGTCCTTCGTAAAAGTGTAGCATTCTTAATTGTCAGCCTTTGGTTTTAATGCATCAGTTAGTGACTGTCGTTGTTTTGTTGTTAATCCGTTTATTGTTGATTCTGTTGCATTGTTAACAAAATTTGTTTTAAAGTTTCCTCTTGACTCATTGTTAGTTGTAGTTATTCTTACAGAATCCTCTATTTTAATCCATCTGGCACCATCATAACGGAACAATCTGTTTGGCAAGTAATCTGTTCTCAAGAAGTAATCACCTTTGTCAACATTTGAAGTCGGAAAGTTAATACCAAATCCTGCAGGTGCTCCATTTGGTGCAACACCATCTCCGTCTAGGTAGAAACCATAGTGCGAACTTGCCGGAGTATCTATTACTGCATTTACTTTTTTAGATGAACTTGTTCTTTGTGCAACAGTGTTAACATTATCGGTCCTAATGTTTCCTCTTTCATCTATAGGTGCAACATAGTATTGTTTGTAATTAAATCCTGCTTTAGGTGAATCTTCTTCTGCTTGTTTTACTACTTGCTCATTAATTGTTTTTTCTCTATTGTAAGTTGACATATAACTTGCGAGTGATCCTGTTGTTTTAGCATCGCCAAGTATGTCTTTGTATTCTTGTGAATCAACAAGTGATTTCATTTTTAATCTTAACAAGTGTGGCCACCAAGTTTGCGAGAAACCTTCTGCGGCTCTGTTCACATCTTCCACTACATAATATCTTTTTAGTGCTATTGGTATACTTTCGTCCAATGAATAATCTTCTTTCATGTGCGGTAATTCTACAACATCGCCCGACATAGGCTTTCTGCCAATTCTTTCAATAATATCGTTCATGTGTACTGTTAAAAACATAGTATCATTCGATAAAAACATTCCAAACTGCGATAGATTAAAATCTTGGTCTTGTACATTGTATATTCCACGGACAGTGTATATGTCACTTGAGTATTTTCTATCTCTATTTTCTAAAAATAGTAAATCTTGTATGGTTGTTTCATTTAAATCTGTGCCTGTTACTCTAGGCTGACTAGGTGATGCCGCTCCGTCTTTGTTTGTATCGCCCTGATCGTATGGACCTAAGTATTTGTGGAAGTGTAGGTCCGTTCCACCCACCGTGAACATCTCTTTGATGTTACGATCGAAGAACTTATAGTCATTGCCTTTCTCAGGCTTAAAAATGGACAATCTTGGCATATCATACATATTTATTGCACAGGCAAAGGTAATAAATATGTGTATGTCAGAACTTCAAACAGGTCAACAAGAGATATACGATTACGTTAAGAACAGCCTAGGTGATGGCATGATTGACGTTGAATTAGACCCAAAACACTACGAAACTGCGTTAACTAGAGCACTCAACAAATATAGACAAAGATCATCAAATGCTGTAGAAGAATCTTATGCATTTCTTAAACTTAAGAAAAATCAAAATGAATATATTTTACCAGATGAGGTTATCAACGTAAGAAATTTAAACAGAAGAACAGTTGGATCAAGATCCGAGGGTGGTGAAGGTGGAACATTGTTCGAACCTTTCAACTTGGCCTACACAAACACATACTTGTTAAGAGCAGGTGCAACAGGTGGATTAGCCACTTACTATGCTTTTGCATCATACCAAGAAATGGTGGGTAAGATGTTTGGAAGTTTTATTCAGTTTCACTTTGATGTAGCAACAAAGAAAATGACAATTACACAAAGACCTAGAGCTGACAACGAAACAGTCCTTATGCACACTGACAACTACAGACCAGACATAACATTATTCAAAGACATATATTCTAAGCCGTGGATTAGAGATTATACACTTGCAGTATCTAAACTTATGTTAGGTGAAGCAAGAGGTAAATTTAATACCATTGCAGGACCGCAAGGCGGAACAACACTTAACGGTGATGCTTTAAAAAGCGAAGGCCAAGCTGAAATGGAAAGACTAGAAGGCGAGATTGGTAACTTCCAAGAAGGTGGTACACCTCACAGTTTTGTTATTGGTTAACTTCTAGTACTAGATTTCTTTACCATAAAGTAGTTTAAATAGTAGTATCATGATAGACTCCAAATACAAAAAACTACCCAAATGTACTTTAGATGAATTAGCAGATATGGTCGACGACCTAGAGAATATGTCTATTCATTGCTTAAAACAAAAAAAGTTAAGTATGCGTAGACTGGTATTAACACAGATTCACGATGTTAAAAAAGAGATTGAAAAACGTTTAAAAAAATAGTATAATAAACCTATGTTGATAGGTGTAGTAGGTTTAATAAGTTCTGGTAAAGGTACAGTCGCAGATAGACTTGTACAGAAACATAATTTCCGTAAAGATTCATTCGCAAAAAGTTTAAAAGATGCAGTCAGTTCCATGTTCAATTGGGACAGAGAAATGCTGGAAGGCAAGACTGATGATAGCAGAGCATGGAGAGAAACTCCGGATAAATTTTGGAGTGAAAAATTCGGCAAAGAAGTCACTCCTAGATGGGTGTTACAATATTTCGGCACAGAAGTTATGCGTCAAGGAATGCATGATGCTATATGGATCGATAGTTGTTTAATGAGATATGACGGCAAGCCAACTGTAATTGCTGACACTAGATTTCAAAATGAACTTAAAATGATAAGAAAATCCGGTGGCAAATTAATACTGGTCAAAAGAGGCGAATTGCCCACACGAGAAGAAATGCAACAAAAAGGTGAACATCAATCAGAATGGGATTGGATGGGTTGGGACTTTGATTTTACTATCGATAATGATGGTACAAAAGAAGAATTATATGCAAAAATTGACGACCTAATCGTCAGCAACAAGATCGCCCAAACGCCAGCCGAGACGCTTGATCCCTTGCAACCTTTGGCAATTGGCGCAAACAGTTTTTAAATTAGTTACAACAGTATTTCTTAAATTGCCGTCTACAAAGAACACGTCTAACTGACTTTGGTTTTGAGCTTTAAATCCACACAACTCACACTTGGCTTTCTTCTTGTAACCTGAACGTTGCAGTGCTGTCACTCCTCCTACTTTCTTATTATGTTTCTTACGATTGCAAGTATCACACAATCTACGCCAATAGATTTTGTCAACTTTCCTATAAGCATATGCTCTAGGTTTAGATTTACATTCCACACATAAGGGTCTAACTGCATTGTTCATATACTAGTATTTACGTTGCCTATATAGGCACCATGGTTTTAGCAAATTATGTATCAAATTGCCAACATTCTTATAAATACTTCAGTATATACGTACAAACTTGCAAGGAGAACACGTAACATGGCATTAACAGCACCAGGAGTAGAAGTAAGTGTAATAAACGAAAGTTTCTATGTACCTTCAGATGCAGGTACTACACCACTTTTTATAGTAGCATCATCACAAGATAAGAAAAACGGATCAGGCGATAACACAGCGGCAGGAACAACAACTGCAAATGCTAACACTGCCTATTTGATTTCTTCTCAAAGAGAATTAACAGAAACTTTTGGAGATCCAAAATTTTATCAAGACGCATCAGGCAATTCATTACACGGATATGAATTAAATGAATGGGGTCTACAAGCGGCGTACTCTTTCTTAGGAGTTGCCAACAGAGCATACGTTTTAAGAGCAAATGTTGACACTAGTGAATTACTAGGAAGTGCATCGGC